TATCTTTCACTCTATATCCTTTCGAGAACGGTACATATGGTGTCAAATCAGGCTTAGGTGACACTTGTTTAATCGTTTGGAAATTGACGAGTCCATATTCATTTTCGGTTGCAGGCTTTAAAAATTTGCTTAAGATTTTTACCAATCCTCTAACACTCAAAATCTTTGTATGATCTAACGTTTTAATCAACTTGCTCCATACCGTTTCTCCTGTCGGTCTTTCATTTACTACTTCCTGTGTATCTCCGTTTCCTGCTTTGACTACTTCTTTAACTTTTTCTGCTGTATTTTCAGATTCTGTTTCGGAATAGATTTTGGCTATTCCATTTTTTTGTTCTGTTGCATAATTTAAAATGTTTATTATTACAAATTGTGTACCATTGTATGTTAATTCATATGTTTTATTTTGTTTTAAATCGTTAATTCCAACAATTTCTATTTGCTCGTTAAATTCTTTCAACAAAACATAATCGTTTCTATTTAATCGTAATTTTGGATTATCATTTTTATTTTCGCTATCAACTGTAAGTCTTATTTTTAAATCTTTATTTAATCCAAATTCATCAAGTCCATCAAGTTCACAAACATAATAATCTATCCCTAAATCAGTTGTTTTTGTTGCATGTAATGTATGTACACTCCCTAATTGCAATCCATTATAGATTTCTTCTTTTTCTGCAGTACCTTGCACACGGATTTTCCCGAATTCAGGTGTTATTACCTTTATCTCAGCGTCTCCTCTTGTTGTTTGTTCCCTTACACGATAATGCGATGGATATTCAACTTGATGTTCTTTAAATTTTGTAAGTTTAGCCATAAATTCCTCCCTCTACTTTGTAATATTAATCGGATTTCTTTTTATATAATTCTTAATTTTTTCTTCCGACAAATGCCTGTCTCCAAATCTCATTCCAACATTATAATTATCCAAATATTTTTGAGTATTAATTTTAATTCCTCCACCAACAATATTTTCTAAATTAAGTTCATCTACTAGACTAAAATTAAAATTTTCTCCACTCAAAAATGTAACTTTGTATTGAGCAGGTTCATTATTCTCATTAAAATCAATAGTTGGTGCTATTCCTGTAAACATTTGCCCAATTTTGTATAATGTTTCGATGTTTGGAACTAATTTATATCTCATCATCTCTAATCTGATACGATTCCTGTATCTTTCATCATCTTGACCATGCCTTTGAACTTCGAATTTGGCACCTACATCGTCTAAAAAATCTCCATCCGCATAATCTACCAAATGCTGTTTTTCCAATAAATTATAAGTCTTATCAACTTCATCAAATAATTTTGATATTGCTTTATAAAATGCTTGTACGTTATCATTCTTTTTAAGCCACCACGGACATTTTGACATCATATAATCAAAATTACTCTGCATATTCTGCCACCTCGTTAAATCCTAACTCTAGAACCTTTTTAAATGCGCTTGTTTCGTTTTTAAACTTAAAAGTGACATCTATATTAAGCAATCTGTCGGCTGAATAAATCTGTCTAATATACTCGCTTTCGCAACGATATGATGTAATATAATCGCCAACTTCTACACTTTTTAAGTACTCTTTTACAATATCTTTCAAATTATCCAGTAAAATGTTAGTATCTTTTGCTGCAGTAAAATCAATGCTTACTTCTATTTCTCGTTTTTGCGGTCTATAAAACTTAATTTCTCTGTCTATCCCTTGATTATCTTTAACTGTTACAATTGTATCTCCATTCATTTGTATAGCCTGATCTTTTTTTCTCCATATTGCTTTTGCTATATCTTCATTTCTTCCGCCGTCCACAATTAAAACAATCGACTTCGGTTCTAATCCTTTGCTATCAACTGTCATTGTTTTATTTTCGTCAGCATAAACAGATTTAACACCTTCCTGTTTTAATACTTCCGCTCTAATTCCGTCCAAATTCCATTCACTTTCATTACGACTTAAAAACCAACGTTCTATATATTCGTTATCGCTTTCTTGTCCCTGTCCACCAGCTGCGATCTCATTTTGCTTAAAATCATAAACACCATTTACAACTTTGATTAGTTTAATAATACTTCCCACTTCTTTGTTACCTTGTTCACCTGCAGTATCACAAACAAACTCAAAAGTAGTTTTATTGTTCAGTGTTCCACTTTCGTTAAGTGTGTATCTCGTCCCATCATTTGCCTCAAGAATTACATCACCTTTTTCAAGATCTACATTAAGTCCACCAATTAATTCAATTTTGACAGTTGCATGGCTTTCTTGCTTTCTCTTAAAGAAAAACGGACTATTTGCTAAATGCTCATCTATTTCAATTCCTTCACAATTAAGTAAATTCATTTTGTCAGCTTGTATCTGTTGCCGTTCCATTTTTTCCCTTAAAAGTCTAGCGACTGGATACATCAGCATATACCAAGCACTTCGCTTATCATTAGAATAATCAGCTTTTAGCAATGTTTTTAATTCATTATTTAGAATATTCATATTGTCTTGAACCGTATTAACTTTTATTCTCGCCAACCTATCCCAACTCCTTTCATTAAAGTTTTCTTGTTGTCGTTAAAAATAATACCGATATTAACTTTTAAATGCCTGTTCTCGTACTCATATACTTCAACATAGCATCTACTTAAATAGTCTCTAAAATTATTCAATATCTTATCTCTAATATGCTCTAACACTTCATTTTCATTTCCATGAGTTCCAAATAACTTTTCAAAATTCAATCCATATTTAGTGTCGTATTCGAGTTCTCCTTCACGAACATGTAACATTAAAACAATTTGTTGGATCACTTCAAAATATTTTTCTTTTGCTTTAAAAAATTGCACATCACCATTTTCAATATACAATTCACCAGTTGCATTATTCAATTTAATATCCATAAATCACACTCCTTTACGGATGAATGTAAGGAACTCCACCCTTGCTCGTTCCACTCTCTGTATCAACTGCTTTCGCTTTCACTTCTCCACTCTCTATATTTCCAGTTTTGATGTTTCCTTCCATTTTTATGTTTCCGTTTATTCCTATTGAACTTGGTTCTGTGTCAGGGTTTACATCAGTTGGAATATAAAAAGGCAAAGCAATAGCATTTGTAAGATTATGCCTTTTATTTGTATTCGCCACCGTACTTTCTTTTGTGATATATCCGCTAGCGTCTCTGCTTAAAATTAAAATCGGAACTACGTCACCAGTTTTAAACTTGACTTTTAAATTAAATTCTTTATTTCCTAGTTGACACATTGGAACATGCAAAATAGGAGGCAATTTAACGTCCCTAAATTCTGACATTGGTTCAACATCCACGAATCCATTTCCATATACTTTTGTTATTTTAGCAATCAAAGATGTATCTATTTTCCCAAGCATTGCTTTCACATATTCTTCCATCATTTTCTTCTACCTTTTCCTTTACTTCTCTTAACTTGAGTAACTTTTCCTTTTTTATTTTCTTCTTTTTCAATCTTTTTAATTTCCGCATTATTTTTCTTAACATCTGAATCGTTATTTACAACTCTCACTTTTAAAGTCATTTTAAAATCACTAATATCACTGATTTCAACAATTTGACACATTGTTGAGATTTCATTGCTTATCAATTCAATTAAATCGCCTTTTTTTAAATAATAAATTAATAAACACTTGACTTCATAATCGTATTTCAACTCTTCTTTTTTTTCTTTTTTATCAGACTTTTTTGTTTGAGTATTGTTTTTTGAGTTCTTAGTTGCACTTTTATTATTTTTTTGATTTTTTGCTGTTTTTACTTGCTTTTTTTGTTGCTGTTTTGCCACTTTTTTTCCCACCTTTTGATGTTTTTTTACTTCCTTTTTTGCCTTTACTTTCCTTCGTTTTTTCCACTTTATAGCTTATTTCTTCAACGTTTTGAGGTTTTGGTTCCTCCAAAAGTCCGCTTTGATAACTTAGTTTAATAACCTTTTCCGTATTTATTTCGTTGTGATAGATATAAATAAAGTCATTTTTTGTGGTCATCTGGCTATCGCAATCTTTAACAATTTGACCTATTTCATAAAGTCCACTACCCAATATACTTTCACCGATACTGTAAACTTTATCATTTTTAAGTTCACATTGCTTAACAGTAAATCCGCATTTATTAGCCAAATCATTAATTATTGTACTTGCTGTCGTATTTGGAGCATAAGCAGCACTAACTAATTTCTTAAAGTCTGCTGGAACTTCACGACATTTTAGTTTTAAGACTCTGTTATCAACTTCTTTTCTAGTAATAATGCCGCTGGCAACTTCACCTATATCTGTTCCGTATCCTGCCACAAGTCTCACACTATCCTTTAATTTAATTTTTGCGATAGTGGTATTTGTCAATCCTTTTATTTCAATGTCAAACTCATTCGGTTCTTCATTTACTGATTTATAAGTCCATTTTATTTCGACTCCATTTATAACGCTCGGATCGGTTAAATTATAATCTTTTGGAAAAATAAAATTTAAGTCACCTTCACTTGTTTGTATTTTTATTTCAGTTCGTTCCAAAAATAATTTATTAAACATCACTTTCTTCTCCTGTTTCATCAAATATATCAAAATATTCTAAAAATACTGTTTCACAAAAATTCTCGTAAGTGATTGGAACTTCTTTTTTGTCGAAGCTAAGCGGCACAATATAGCAATTTAAAAACTTATCATTTATATTATTGTTCTCGTCTTTATTTATAAACCAACCAAGTGGACGCCCATATATAAGTTTTTCGTTTCCAAGCATTATCTCACCGTTTTCGTCCATCACATCAACATAAATTCGATTGTTGCTTTTAAAGTGCTTAATTCTAAGCAAATATATTTCATTTCCGCTTTTAAAAGTAAAAACATAAGGAATTTTCTTCTTATCTATCTCAATTCTCATTTCAAAAATCCTCCAAAACTAAGTCCACTATCCTTTGTTCCTGCAACTCCTGTTTTTTGCTCATCCTTTAATGTAGTTGCTTCTGAATCCAAAACATCGCCTTTTCTCATCAAATAAGCAAACTCCAAAACTTCAAAATCAATTTCAAATTCTAGCGTTGACTGTGTGCTGTAACTTCGTGAAACTTTAGTAATAACCATATCCTCTATTGTCTCAACTGTGGAAATTGTGCATAATGTTTTCTTTTGCCACAATTCTACTATTTGCTCGTAAATACTCTCGGAATTTTTAGTTACTAAGTCACTCAAAATTACCGAAATACTGTATTTTCTATTACTATGTGAAACATTGCTACTTATTAATGTACTGTCTCTATCTTCAAGCGAATGTGTTTTTACATCGCTACTTCTTTCATCGCTCTTAATTTGTACCCATTCAAGCGGAATATCATTAATTTTACATCTCTCTGCTTCTTCAAAGAGTTTAAACCCGAACATGCTATCAAAGAATTGATTTACTTCTGCGGAATGAGCTAAGGCAATGCCATAAGCAGTTGCTCCAACGCTTCCTAAAATATTATTTAATCCTATGTTGTATAGCTTACTTTTCACTTCTTCGTAAGCCATTTTGCTAAAAGGATTTCCTTTTATTTTTTGCTTGGTTGCATTCAATCCACTAAAATCCATTGCCTAACCTCCCATCGCTATATATTTTTCTTCAAAAAATCTTCTTAAAATTTCCTCTATTTTTCTTGTGAGCTCTCTATCGTTTCCACCTGAATTTTCAACAACAATTGTAGGAGAAAAAATGTTTTGTGAACCTCCACTATTATTCGATTTGCTGCCAGAACTTGATTTTTTGCTATCAATAGCCTTTTTAGAGTTTTTCCCAAACTGATCTCTCATCATTCTTCTTGTTGCTTCAGCGGTTGAAATTCTAGTACCTTGTGGCAAGTTCATAGTCATTTCTTCATTAGCTAAGAACTGTTGTCCACTTGGCAACCTAATCATTTCTGCACCTTTTTCAGCAACAGTAACTGGTCCACCTTCCCACGATTTATCTCCTATATATCTACCTTTTCCGCCACCTAAGAACCCTAACCAAGACGGAGGCTTAATCTTGAACATTCCGGCTATTTTACCTGCTATTTCACTAACTTTTCCAGCTAATCCTTCAAAAAATCCTTTGATTGCATTAATTACACCTTGTGCAATGCTTTTTGCCTTGTTGAATCCTTGAGTAAAAAATGTAGCAATTTTATTTACTACTGCACCAATCGAATTAATAACTCCTGAAATAACAGAAAGTACTGCTCCCATAACACTAGCAACTACACCTATTATTGCTGAAAACACTCCAACTACAACTCCTACAATTCCAGCAAATACACCGATTACAACTTGAGCGACTGGAACTATTGCCGATATTAATACTGCTCCTATTTGCAAGATAATACCAATTACTGGAATCAAAGCAGTACCAATTTGAACTGCTAAATTAACAATTACTGCAAATATTTGCATTATTGGCGCAAGCGCTGGAGTAAGCATAGATACAACTTGCATAATCTGTCCAAAAGCCATTGCAAACATATTTCCTATACTCCCAAAATCAATATTGGAAAATAATGTCATAACAGCATTGCCTATATCACTAAATATCTGCCCTATCTGTCCAAAATTAATACCACTAAGCATTTGACCGAATACTCCTGCAACTTGCCCTGCTAAACTAATAATCGTATTTAATCCGTTAGCAATTCCATTTACAAGTCCATCTCCACTAATTCCACTAAATGCTTGTTTTATCAATCCACCTATTTGTTGCAGCGGAGCTAACAGCGGAGCAAAATTCAATTTTCCGAAAATGTTTAATATTCCATCAAATGCACCGTCAGCCATTGTTGCCATTCTTGAAAATGCTTGTTGCACACTTTGAGCCATTTTTTGACCAGCATTAGTTTTAAGCAATTCATTTACTTTTGTAAGTAGTCCATCCATAGCTTGTTGCCCTGCATTCTGTGCTTGTTGCCAAACTTTTCCAAAAGTAAGGGGCATATCTTTATATTTGCTTTCTATTTCACCAGCACTTCCTAACACTGCATTTTTAATTACATCTGAAGTAATTTTACCTTCAGAGCCTAACTTTTTAAGTTCTCCCATCGAAACTCCCATTGACTCCGCTATCTTTTGAGCTAAAATAGGAGCATTTTCCATTACAGACCTAAACTCATCACCTTGCAATTTTCCAGAAGTCATTGCTTGATTTAACTGAAACATTGCTGACTTGGCTTCTTCAGCCGATGTACCTGATACTTTGAATGCTTTATCCAATGTGCTTGTAAATTTAACTGCTTCATTGTCGTTAAACAATCCGTTAGTAAGCATTTTAAGTTTAGCAATCGAATCTAGTTGCGCTCCATAGTCTGCCCCACTGCTTTGAGCCGCCGCGAAAGTTTTTTGTTTCAATCCACCGACATCATTAGTGACCATCTTAAGCCTAGAATTTCTCAACGAATTTTCGTCAGAAGCCTTTGCTAATCCTGCAAAACTAATTCCGCCGGCAATACCTGCAACTGCTCCTAATTTACCAAGTAATCCGCCTAATTTGCCTATTATTCCTGTTATTTTGCTTCCGATCCCCTTTAATGCTGAACCAAATTTTTTCAAATTATCTACCGAAAAGGAGCTTTTTATTTTAGAACCTAAACTTTTGAAAGCTGTGCCAAGAATATTTCCAGAACTTAAAATGCCATTCATTTTGTCCCTGAATTTATCAAAACTACTTCCTATTTTACTTCCAACAAACGGTATTTTTTCAAGCTTATTCACTAATCCGTTTAATCCGTTGGAATTAATCATTTTACTTCCTAATCTTGATAAAATACTATCAACTTTGCTTGTCGTTGGTATTAAACTAGCCATTTTAGCCTTTAGTTTCTCTAATCCAGAGCCACCAACTTTGTTTCCGATTTTTGATATTTTTTCTTCTACTTTTGTAGCAGCAGGCAATATAGATTGCATTTTAGATTTTAGTTTATTCAAAGGACTATCTTCGGCTTTAACACTCAACAATATTTCTAATTTATTTCCGCCAGCCATTTTATCCCTCCTTTTCCTCAAAATCCATTATCGCTCTACACCATTGAAAGAACCTAACATTACTCATATCAAGAACAACATTAGGGTCTTTTATTTTTCTTTTTATGATAAACTCCCATTTCATTTTAATCATAGGATCGTTGTATTGTTCTTCTGCTATTTCAAGGTCATGTTCAATTTCCTTTTCTTGTTCTCCTTGAACTTACCCATGTAGTCTATAATAGTCGCAATTATTTCAAACAATGCCTCCTCATCATATTCAAAAAAACTAATTTTCCTAGCCTCGTTTGGTTTTTCAACCATTTTTGGCAATACAGTTGCTGCAAATACTGTGACATCTTTATCTGTCAAAAATTTTGTTAAAGCATTTGTGTAAATTTGATAATTTTGCGGCTTAGTTAATCTAAAATCAAATTCCTTTAAAGTTCCTTCTGCATCCACATATATCTCTTGCCCCTTAATATTTAATCTCCCTAAATTATCAATAAAAACATTGCTTTCTTGCTCTTTTTCTTCTATTTTTTCATTTTCTATGTTCGCCATTTTCTAATTCCTCCTAAACTTTCTCATCATATTTTGCACATTGGATTGTATATTCGATATCGACATCTTTTGCATTATTTTTTCTCTCCCCGCCTTTTTGAACGGAAACACCTTGTCCAACTCCAACAATTTTATTCATTCCTGAAGCATCAATATATGTCAATGTTCCTAAAACTCCTTTTGGGTTTGCATTACATTTTGTCAAGAATATATCATCGTCAGACCCTTTTACTGTTGTTAATTTAATTTCTCTTTTTGTAACCCTGGTTTGAATTGTTGGGACATTCCCTTTAATATCTGGATCGCCCATTGTGTGACTATCTTCCGTGGGATTGTTTTCTATTTCTTTTGCTTCCTTTACTAAGTATGTTTCCCCACCGAATGTAATAAATAAATCCACTTTACTTAAATCTATTGATTTTTCTAAAAAATTATTTCCCATTTTCTACCTCCTTATGCCGTTAATGGTTCGTCGTGCCAAACCAATACAACTTCAATTTTTTCTATTTCCGTGCTAATTGTGAAATTGATTTTTACATTTCTAAGTGTACGATTGATGTAATCGTCTACAGTCAATCCTGCCTGTGCCGAAGTGTCTTCAATGCTTGGGACTGTAACTTTAAACAAGTATTCACCACTATTATTCTTAGCAACTGCTCCTTGTTTCCCCATTGCTAACATTACTCTATTTAATAACGCTTCAACTTTCGGAATACCTTCACCATCCATTGTTGTATTCTTTTCCTCAATCAACATTCTAGCCAAATTAGTTTCGATATTATGCACAATCGCATCTATTTTAATAGTTTGGTCTGCATGTCTTACACCATCAGCACACCACGAACCGCTTGTTACAGCATTGTATCCAACAAAATTTCTAGTGTAATTAATATTGCCTTCTTCATTATCACTTTCTTCTGTCAAAGTTTTAGCCGACGGATCTACTCCTAATATTCTTCTGTCGCTCCAACGCCCATTAATTCCTTGAGCGAACGTGTAAGCTGGTAATCCAAATATATCCAAGTTTCCACCTTCGGCTTTTCCAGCCATAAAATATATTCTCACGCTTTCTTTTAATTTGTTATTCTCAGCTGTTGAATTTGCTACAATTGCAAACTTAACATTTCTAGTTAGCCATTTAGCCAATGCTTTCGTAAATTCTTCATCATAAAAATCTACAATCACACCGTAAAAATCGCCAGTTGGTAAACTATCTAAAAATTCTTCATTCGGCGTTGCTTTACTTGCACAATACCAAACATCTGGCTGTATTACATTTCCATCGCTATCCTCTTGTGACAAAAATGTTTCCACCCCTTTGTACATTTTAGAATCAGCCCCAAAATCTGTTTTAACATCATCTAATTTTGTGTATTTCTTATAAGGTTTATCTGCTTCTTTAGTTATAAATAAGACTTTCCCGAAATCGCCTAGCAATAAAGGCTTCGTTGGTCTTATTACCGTTACTTTTATTTTCTTAGCCATTCTCTACCTCCGTTTTCACTTCTACATCTTTAATTAAATCTCTTGCTCTTTCACTTGATTCTCGCCAGTTCATTTCTACATCAAAACTAAATCTGTAAATATATTGACTGCTCTCAAGGAAAGTTAAATCTTTTATTTCTATCTCGTCATCACTTAATCCAAATCCGTTCCTAACCAAGTCATGTCTTTTCTTAAACACTATAACCTCAAGCAATTCACTAGCCATTGCTTCTGCTCTTGC